ACGTTGGTACTGATTGGAGACGTGGCCGAGTGGCCGAAGGCACATCCCTGCTAAGGATGCATACGGCTTATACCTGTATCGTGGGTTCGAATCCCACCGTCTCCGCCAGTTACTTGAAAAAGCCCCTATGAAGGGGCTTTTTCTTTTCCGCCTACCCCCGTTTCTACCCCCGACCTACACGAGGCTAGCTTTGACGCCCGTCTGCAGGTTATTCTGCCATTCTGCGATTGCCGACTCGTCCCAGGCCACCGCCCGCGGCCCGAGTTTAACCGGCGCCGGGAAGGTGCCAGCCTTGATCCGATCGTAGATCGCGGTGCGCTTGATGCCGACGACATCCATGACGGCCGGCAGGCGCAGAAAGCGTTTAGGTTTGTCCATCGTGATCCTCCTTGCGTGCTGAAATAGTGTTCTGTTTGTTGCTCTTCACCAGGCCCTGGTAGCAGCGGCTGTGAAACGCCTTCTTGGCCTGCGCGCCACCCGGCGACTGCGCGCGCACGTACCGCTCGTTCTTCTGCACGGTCATGCCGCAGAAGGCGCACAGGTGATCGCGGCGCGCCGTGTGTGTGATCTCGGCCAGGCTCACCGTGCACCACCAATGCGCTCCAGCGCCTTGTCGATGTCGGTGCGCAGTTTCACGGCAACGGCGAGCGCTTCAAGCAGCAGGCGAGCAGGGTCCACCTCAACAGGGCGAGAAGCAAGGGCTGGGCGGGCCAACGCGACGCCGGCGGCGAAGGCTTCGGCCTGGTCGCACACGGCGCCGGTGCTGTACAAGCCATCACCGATGTAGACTGCCGATTCGCCGCGCTGCGACATCCAGCGCTCGAACTCGTACCGGACGTCCAAGTTCAGTTCGGTATCAGCCATTTGATTCGCTCCCTTCCTGGCCGCCGTCGAGCTGGGCGGCGCGCTTGTTCACTGCTGCTACTGCCTTGTCCATCAGCTTCAACTGCCGCTGCTGCTCCTTGTGGCAAATTGCGATGATGCGCCGCGCAGACGAACCGCTGTAGCTCGACAGGGTTCCACCTTCCAAGATCGCGACAACCGCCCCGAACACATGCAAGTTCGTCTGCGCGCTCATCGCCTCTGCCAAGGATTTCGCAGGGACTGGATAATCGGCCATCACGCACCTCCCTTGAGCGCTTCCGGTGTGCCGGGGGCGCTCGGTGCAGCGTCGAGGACTTCGAGCAGCTCAACTGCTGCCTCGCTCGTCGCAAAGCCGGTATCGACAGCATCTCTGTGCCACTTCTCGGCCAGCGCTCGTGCTGATTTCTCCAGCGCGCCGGGTGCTGCGGCTTGCTGGGGCGCTGCTACTGGCTCCTGCTGCGCGGCCGGAGCGGTGCGGGTCGCTGCATCAATTGCCTCATTGAGCGCGTTTAGCGTATCGAGATGTGACATTTTTGGCACGCCACTTTTGGTCGCGCAAGTGTCCAATGCAGCTTTAAGCGCCAATAGCAGGTCTTTGCGCGATACGTCATTGGCCTGCTCCTGCGCTGGTTGATGCGCGAGGGCACGATAGAATTTGTCCCCCAAGTTCGGTGGATTGCCAGTGAATTCAATGACCGCTTGCCCGTAGCGCAGCCACACGGCTACGACTTTTGCCACATCATCGGCTTGCGGCGCTTCGCCCTTTGGCTGGGGCGCTGCTACTGGCTCCTGCTGCGCGGCAGGGGTGGCCAGAAGCGCCTTGAGGTCTTCTGCTGGCCCGGTGCAGTCATTCTCTTCCAGATACCGAACAGCGCGGCGGATCGCCCGTATAGCTTCGGCGTCTAGCTTCCGATCGGGCGCTGCTACTGGCTCCTGCTGCGCGGCCTGAGCTGCAATATCCGCACGGCGCTGACGCTCCAACTCAAGCACGGTTTTAGTTCCGTACACGCTCATTGTCAGCGGTGGAAGATCGTCGGCCTGCTCCTGCGCTGGTTGATGCGCAAAGCCAGAAACGATACCAGCACAGCAATGAATAGCGCCAAGCACTTCATGCTGCTCCTTCTTGGTCAGTGCTGGATTCGGCTTCAAATTCAAGACGGCCTTGTGAATCTGGCGCACCAATGATTCTTGTGCTGGCAGTACCGGCACTGGCTGATTGGTATCGGCAAGCTGTTCGCGCAATTGCATATTCTCCATGCCAAGCGACAGGTTCTCTGCCGACATCCGGCTAAGCTTTTCAGTAACCTCTGCAAGAGCCGTACTCATGCCATCGGGCGCTGGCTGGTTGGCGAGGGCGGCGGTTACTGCTGCACGCCAAATCATGCCATACCCCTGCTCCCAATAAGCGTCGTCGTTCGGGTCGACTACCCCCGGCCACCCTTGCTTTAGGGCCGCAGCGAACAGCGCCCGTTCTTCGGGTATAGTCGCCAACGCTTCCAGGTGGTCGAGATTCAGCCCGCTATCGTTGGCGGATGGGTGGGTGGTGGTCATGCTGCAGCTCCGAATACGATGGTGAAGGGCGCATTGACGAATGCGTACCAGAGCAGCAGGACGCCGACGCCGCCGAAGACCAGGACCGGCGGCCATTCGACCTTGCCCGCGAAACCGACAGTGACGAAGGCCGCACCAATCGCATAAACGACCAGCACCAGGCCGACGACCAAGAGGAAGATGAATCCGATGATCGCCATCACGCACCGCCTTCCTGGCGCTCGCCTGATGTAGATGCCTGGGCCGAACCACTCGAAGATTTCGAGAGGTTGCGCATGGCTGCATTCCAAAGGCGACGTGCATGCCAGGCCGGATCGTGGAAAGAAACATCGCCGCTGTAGTTCGCCTGAACGTAATCGGCAAAGCCCGCTGGAGGCTCGATCTCGTAGGTCCAGGCTGCGCCACCATTGAGCGCACTGTCGATCACCATGATCGCCCCAGCCAGGTCTTTCGGCTGCGACCCATCGAGCAGGCGGCGCACAACACGCAGAGCTTCTTCCGGCGCCGCAATCAGTCCGGCTTGTGCCGCGACAGGGGAAGCGCTGGCGCAGCGCGCTTCGACTTCGTGCGCGAGGAAGTAGGCACCGTCTGGACGCTCGAGGAACTCGTCGTCATTGATGTCGCAAAAACCGAAGCGCGCCAGGCCCGCGAGGTCGACGACCGGCGCTGGCGGCGACCCGACGGCAACGATCTCGACGACCTGGACACGCTCATGCTTTCCGGGTGCATGGGTGAATTGGTCGCCGGCCTTGCCGACAGTGCCGTGATTCTCACTGGTCATGCACAGCGACCAGTAGCGCGGAGCTACCGGGCGATCAGGGTCCGTCATCAGGATGGGTTCGCCACATGCATTGGCGATACACAAATTGGTGAGCTGGATGGATTTAGCGAAGTTCATCGGTTTTCCTTTTGGTCTCGGTTTATGCGGCGCGGCGAGGGTGGCGCCAGTTTCTTTTCGGCTTTGCTGCGATGGGCGCTGGCAATGGCCAGCAGCGCTTGGGTTTGTGCCAGGTCCTTGCGGATCTGCTCGAGCTCTTCGTACAAGTGCCGCGCGAGGCGCTCCGGGCATTGGTGCTCGAGGCGCAATTTCTCGAAGCTCACAGCGGCCACCCGTGAGCGATCGCCGAAGCGCACAGGGCGCAATGCACGCAGACGATCGCGCACTTCCACTTGATGACCCGCAGGCGGTGCTCGTTCATGGCATCCCCTCCAGTGCTGCCAGCGCGCGGCGCAGCTGGCCGCCGATGACGTCGCGGTCGCGGCGCGCCTGGGCGATGGTGGCCACCGCCGCGCTGACGGTTGCGGCCGGCGCGCGCAGCAGCTCATCGATCGGCACGAGGGACAGCGCACGCACTGCGTAGATGTCTGGGGAGCCCTTGATCAAGTTCAGCTCGTCCATCGATACGATGTCGCTCCAGCGGCGATCGCACCAGGACAGCGCGCGGTATTGGTAGATGACGCCGGCCGGCGCGAGCGGCGCGGATTCTTGCGTGGTGTCGGTCATGGTCATTTCCTTGGTTCGGGTGGGCGCGCTGCGGCGTGATCTTTTTCGATCGCCACCTCGCGCTGGTAGCGGCTGGACTGTGCGTTGATGCGTGCCTGGCGGATGGCGGCACGGTCGGCCGGCGTCAGGCCCAGCTCGTCGGCGGTCAGCGCGAGGGTGCGCTTCTTCGTGGCCATGGTCAGCCCTGAGCCATCACGGTGACGCCCAGGGCGCCGTCGTCATACGCTGCATCGATCAGCGCATCACGGTCGCCGATGGCGGTGTAGGTGGTGCTGCCGGCGCTGGTGCGGGCGGTGATGCGATAGCTCATGGCGGTCCTCATTTCGTTTTCGGGCGCGCAGCAACCCGGCGGCGGGTCGGTGCGCGGGTAGGGTTGAGCGCGGCGGCTTCGTCGCGCTGTTCGGTCAGCATCTGGATTGCAGCCCGGGTGATCGCCGCCATCGTGGCCGCCGCGACGTCCGGGTGCATCCCGTAGAACTCGGTCACGGCGCGCCGGTTGCTGCCGTACGACGCTGACACGCAGTACTCGTCAGGGTCGTGCTTTACGTTCAGGCTGCGACGCACGCACAGATCGCCAGCATCCTTCGCGTCGCGACGATACTTCGGCAGGTCTGCCGTGACCTGGCCGCCTCGCAGGCCGATGGGTGCGCCTGCAGGCCGGACCTGATGCACTGGCACGTCGCGCCAGATGGTCGCCGGCTTCTTGCCGCGCTGGTTCCGGTCGAGCTTGGCCAGCACGATCTCTTCGTCGATCGCCTGGCTCAGGTACTCGGTGTCGTACTGCTGGGTCATGCGAAGGCCCATCCCGACGTCAGTGCCATGGCGCTGTACTCTGCAGCGCGTTGCTGTTCCGTCCGGTAGCGCATTGGCCCAGCCGGCAGCGAGCGACGGCCGAGCTCGTTGCAGATCTCCAGGCGGCGCGGGCAGCCGATGGATGCCACCAGGCCAGCGCACTGCAGTTCGGTAGTTTTGCGTTTCATGATCTTCTCCAGTCGTGCCGCTCGGCGGCTGTGTTGTTGGTGTGGCGGCTGCCAGGCCTCGTACTTCAGAGACGATGCAGGCGCCTGAGTCCTGCCAGCTACCACACAGCGCGACTCGGTTCCCTTGAATCAGCGATGGTTAGTCGAATGCTTCCCAAGCCGCGCTGTGTGGTGACTGTAAGAAGCAGAATTCACGGCTCCGAACAGATGACTCTATTAAACACCATGTGTACTTTTGCTGTCAACACTGTGTTTAATATTTTCTGCAGTTGAGGTAAACTTGATGCACACCGCGCGCGGCTCGGTGGCCGGCCCGAGCTACGGGCGAAAAAATACCCGCGCTGGGCGGGTTGGAGAGGAGAGGTGAGGGCCACCCGAAGGCAGCCCGGATTTCAGTTCAAGCGGTGGGGCAAGCTGGCGTTTTTCTCAAGGCGCGTCATCATCAGCGTGGTTGCAACAGAGTCAAGAATCAGAGCCTCGCTCTTAGCGGCTTCCGCATCATGCCGGTCGTCGATAACGACCAGCACATCGAGCTTCTCATTGGCCGTTGCTGCGCCAATATCGAGCAGCTTCTTTGCAGCCGAGCTGACGGTAGCAGGGTGTGTTCCGATCGCCAGAACGGCCCTCCCGTCGAAGTCGAGGTCCATTTTGTACTTGTGACCTGAGACGCCGGCATATTCCTTTCCATCGCCGAAGGATGCTCCTGGCTTCCAGGCGCGCAGGCACATGGTCACCTCATCCAAAAAGAGGGATGTATCGGTGGAGACGCCGTGCTGATCGACTTCCCATGAGCATACGGCCAAGATGGTCGAGATGTACTTTGCGAAAGCAGCTGGCGCGTCGTCTGCCTTGGCGAAGATTTCGAGCTCGCCCATGTCGTTCAGGCGCACCCCGTTGCTCTCGGCAAGGCTCTTCAAAAACCGTGTTTGCCGATGGTCCTCGAGCGTCACGCCCCGCCCCCGGAAGTGCAGGATCACGTTGCCATCGTCGAAGAACCTCACTTGCCCAGCCACCTTCTCGACAAAGACAGGTACGCCATCGCCGTCCGAAAACACGAATGGGGTATCGATCATAGCAACGCTGCCATCATCCGATAGAGGGTGGCACTCGAAGCCGATCATTTCAGAAATTTTTGAGCAAATCATCGGTCCGCCGTGAGCTTAAATTCTTCAGGGTGAGGGGGCTTTGGCTGGAAGGTAATGTTGGTCGCCTTGCAGAAGTGTGCGAGCACATCTTCGTAGGTCCAGGAGTCCCAGTTTACTCCCCCATCGGTCCTCAGGCTACCGATATGTTCGTGTGAGAGCTTGTGTAAATCGCGCACCCGCTTCGGTGTCTGCCTAACCTCAAGCTGGTACACCCGATCTTTTCCATGAGCGTGGCGCTTAAAGAGAGTGAAGATGTAGGTGGTGATCTTGGTTTTGTGCGACGTGCGGTAAGTCAGCTCAACGTACATCCGAGCAGACTGACCGCTCTCGTCTAGCAGTCCCGCGCCACAGCCCACAGTTCCTGGCTGCACCTTCAGCGGGGTCCACGCTTCGATTTCCACGCAAAGCAACGGGCGGCTTACGAGTGAGCGCGCCTCTTCTTCTGCTATTTTCTGCATCAAGTCGACCAGTTATCAGCATCCAGGCGTGCCGTAGCGCCTACTCGTTATTTGACAGATACCGCGCCCTGGTCGAGTGGCGCCTTGCGCGCCAGTTGGCTCGACAGCAGCGCGTACGCTTCGAGCACGCGTTGAATATCGCGACGTTCTTTCTTAGTAATTTCGTGGTCGTGACGTCGCTCAGCGCCTGAGAATCGAATTGTGGCGCTCTTAGAACTGGCAATTGCATTCAGCGCAGTCAGCTCAACATCGTTCGCTAGATAATCCGCAACTTCCCACACGCTGCCGCCTGAATTATTTCTCGCAACATCAGACCGCCGGAAATCGTTTGCGTAGATGACTTGATCATCCACCATGACCTTTATGGAGTCGTAGAAGACCCAGTCGTCACCAAAATAAATCGTTTTCATCCGAGCATAGGGCAGCTTGCCATCAGGCAGGGCGATATAGGTTTCAACCCTAGTAGCCAACCGTGGCAATTTGGCCGAGTAAAAGCTGACCTTCTCAATTTTGTCGCGCTCTAAAACCAGACCTTTGGCTGCACCTGCAACTATTTCGTCCCGCTCCTTGCCCGTCACAATCTGCACTTCTGCAGGCCGCGATGATGCAGTAACAGCAGCATCGGACGCCCGACCTCGTAGGCTGCCATTTATCATGGATGCCAGAACGGCAATAAAAATAAACCCGAGAATAAACTTTCCCATGACCTTCCTTTTGATCCGGACGATTTTAAAATGGCAGTTCGTCTTCAACTTCGATTAGTTCTGCGAGTTCGATCTCTGATAAAAAAATATCGTCAAGATTCAACGCTCGAAAAATAGGGACGAAGTCGAAAGGAGCATATGCTCGCTCGCCGTCCTCAAACGTAACAAGCATTATTGGTCGGCCGGGGAAATGGGGCATGATCCGCGCGATGAGTTCATCGCCTGGCCCAGGGCAGACCAAACCACTGTCGGGAAAAGCGAGTACCACACGGTATCCGCAAATTGTCACGACGGAGGTATCGATCTTCAACGCCGCCTCAATCGAGGGCTGAGAATTCGCGGTGGCTGGTAGACCACCATCCCAACAATATCGCATTGCGCCTGGCGCACATCAAGGTCACGGAACTCCGTGTTGAACGACCGAAGGCACCAGGCCGACCCCTTTTTCACCAGCTGCTTGACGAGCGGCTCGCCGTTGTAGTTGAAAGCGAAGATGCCGTCTTCCTCGGGCTCAATGTGCTTGCGGCTGACCACGACGACCTCTCCGTCGTCCATCATAGGCCGCATGCTCGGCCCCTTCACGCGCATTGCCATGAGCCACTGAGGCTCGACATCCAATTCCTCCAACACTCCCACGGGCAGCTCATAGATGCCGCCGTCGTCCGGCTCAAGCTCAGTTACGAATCCGGTCGCGCCGGCGCGCAGCTTGATTTGAACGAACCGGATAGGCACCGTCGCAGGCGCCTCCACGCCGCGAACGCGCATCGGGCTGAAACTGAACGGGGCCTCGTCCTTGGGCGGGTCAGCCGGCGCCGGAGCGAGGAGCATTTCGCCCTCGCCAGAGAGCAGCCAAGTCGCCGAGACGCCCCAGACGGTTTGCGCCTTAAGTGCGCCCAGCTTCGACAGGCCTCGGGACTCCCAGTTGTTCACTGTTTGCGGCGATTGGCCGAGCGCAGTCGCGACCTCAGTCTGACCTTCGACCTTGGCTAATTCTTTGGCCGCTTGGTAAAGCCGTTCCATCTGATTGTGCATGTCGCAATTATCGCCTAAGTAAACAAATTGTGTTACACGCCGTGTTGACTTCGTCCTTAAACATGGTGTTTAATAGAGCCATCACCAACATCTCATGGGCGGGTCATGTCAAACGATAAAGAAACGATCGAACACTTGGGCGGATCGGCGAAAGTCGCTCGGAAGCTGGGGTACACAGTCCAGCGCGTACAGAACTGGAAGGAGCGCGGCATCCCGGCAAAGGTGCGGCTGGCGCGTCCAGACATGTTCCCGATCGGTAAGGCAGGGCACAAAAAGCAACGCCGGGATTGAAGCAGTACATCGTTTTTTTTCAAATGAATGATTTCAATAAAGCAACTGTACGGCAAGCGGAGATTTAAAGCATGCGCAACGATTCGCACAAAACCCTGATTGGCACCATCAAGACTGCGGTCGTTGAATGGCGCAAGCGTGAGGGCTGGAGCCGTGAGACGGTCGTCCAGGAGATTGTCGACGCTCACGAGCGTCTGGAAGGCCCGGTCATCACCGACATTCGCTTCGAGCCAACGACCCGCGACGCGTTCCAGCGTCAGAAGGTCAACGCCGACCGCGTATTCCGCTGGCTGGACGACGAAGGCAAGGACACGAACCTGCTGCCCGCGAACTTCATCCCCTCGATCCTGGCCGCGCTGCCGGTCGACCTGCAGTTGCAGTGCGTCGGCGAAATCCTGCGCCCCCTGGGCCTGGACGTGTGCACTGCTGACGACCACGTGTCGCCGGGCTTCGACCCGCTCGTCCACGCCAGCAGCATCATCAAAGAGGGCGCCGAAGCGGCCCAGGCCCTGTTGAAGGTTGGCCCAGGCTCCGACCCAGCAGCCATCGAAATGGCGCGCAAGGAGCTGGCTGACCTCGGACAATCGGTGCTGGAAGCTGGCCGCGCGCTGCCGGGCGCCTCAATGAGGGCCGAGCAATGATCACCCTCATCCCGAAACGCGGCAGCGTGGAACTGCGCAACGCCATCCTCGACTGCATTGGCGCCGGACTGCATCGCACCGCCGAGATTGCCCAGCACCTGAAAGTGAAGTCGGATCAAGTCTCGACGCGCCTGGACTACCTGCGCACCCTGGGGCTGATCCACGCCTCCCGCATTGATGATGGCAAGCGCGGCGGCTTCGTCAACAACTGGCAGTTGGGCCCAGGGCCAGGAGATCAAGCCTCGTACGGCGCGAAGGACCTGCCGCGACGCCGCGCCACCGATGAGCGCCGCGTCATCTTGAGTTCCGCTTATCCGGCCATCGATCGTCGCGACCCGCTGGTAACCGCGCTGTTCGGCGCACCGGTGGCCGAGCGCCGCGCCCAGCAGCAGAGCGCACCGTGCTGCACCCGCTGCCACATGGAGCAGGGCGCCGGGCACCAGGCTGGCTGCATCGTTGCGATGGTGGCTGGATGATGAACAATGTGGCCATTCAGGATTGGCTCGGCCAAGGCGGTGACCCGCTGGCGCCCGAAGCCATTCAATTCATCACGCGGGCAGCGAAAAGCTGCCGCGGCTGCCTGTTCCAAAAACAGCCTTCGTCCATCTGCGACCGCGCGTGCGAGATCGCTCAGCGTGCCGAGCTGGAGCACTGCGAACGTGGCTTCATCTACGTCGAGAAGCCGGTCGACCCGCGCCAAGTCTCGATCATCGAGGGAGCGCACTGATGGCCAACGGTATCGACTGGTTCCGCTGGCACCACGGCAGCGTGAACGATCCAAAGTTTGGCCTGGTCGCCCGGAAGGCTGCTGCGCGCGTCGGTGACGTGATCGCCGTGTGGGCACTGATCCTCGAGCAGGCCAGCGCGAACACTGAGCGCGGCCTGTTCGGCGCGATCGACTGCGAGGCGACTGACTTCCTGCTCGGCGCCGACGACGGCACCACGGCGCGCATCCTGGAAGCGATGCAGGGTCGCTCGCTGGTTGATGGCGACCGCGTCACCCGATGGGAAGAGCGTCAGCCGAAGCGCGAGCGCGTGGACAACACGGCCGCCGAGCGCAAGCGTCAACAGCGTGAGCGTGACAGTGCGAACACTGGTTCTGATGCTGGCGTCACGACAGGTCACGCCATGTCACACCAAGTCACGCCTAGAGAAGAGAAGAGAAGAGAAGAAGAGAACAACGACAACAGCGCGAGCGCTGCGGCTGGCGCCGGTGTCGTCGTCGATCTCGACCCTGTCGAACCCGACAGCCCACGAGCCGCCGCAATGCCGCCTCGCGAAGACCTGCCGGAAAGCACTGACCCTGCGGTTGTCCTGACGGTGGCCCTGCGCAAGCTGGGCGTCAACGCGACGTTCACGCACCCGACCGTGCAGGACTGGTCGACCCGCAAGGTTCCGATGGTGGTGCTGCATGCCGCAGTCGCCACGGCACGCGAGCAGAAGGGGCCGGACGCCAAGATTCCGCCGAACTACCTCGTTCGAATCGTCGAGGACTTGCTCAACCCGCCACCGGCAGCGCAGGCGTACGGCAAGCCGGTCACCGCGCCGATCCAGATCCGCAAGCCGCAGGGCAACGACCCGAAGGGCACGGACGAAAGCTATGCCGAATACCAAAAGCGAATGGATGCCTACGAGGCCGCGCGCCGGAAGGCCCTGAACCCATGATCACGAACACCACCGGAGGCAACATGTTGACCCTGCAAAGCCCTGGCGCTGCCGAAGCGACGATGTCGAGCCGCGAGATCGCCGACATTTGCGAAGCGCGCCACAACGACGTCATCGCGACGATCGAGCGCCTGATCAACGAAGAGGTTTTACGACTTGGTCGTAATACTGCCCGTGCGCACCAGGCCGACGGCGGCGGGCGCCCGACCATGGTCTACGACCTGACGAAGCGCGACTGCCTGGTCGTGATCTCGGGCTACAGCGCCGCGCTGCGCGCCAAGATCATCGACCGCTGGATGGCGCTGGAAGCCGCGGCGCCGGCGCTGGCCCTGCCGCAATCGTTCGCCGACGCGCTGCGCCTGGCCGCCGACCAGCAGGACGTGATCGCCGCCCAGGCCGAGCAGCTCGCCGCCGCCGCGCCCGCCGTGGAGTTCGTCGAGCGCTACGCCGACTCGACGGGCACGAAGGGATTCCGCGAAGTGGCGAAGCTGCTGAACGCAAACGAGAGTGCATTCCGCGAGTTCCTGCTCGACCAGAAGATCATGTACCGGCTGAACGGCGCGCTCACGCCTCACGCCCACCACATGGACGCCGGCCGCTTCTGCGTGAAAGCCGGTACCGCCCAGAACAACCACGCGTTCAACGCTGCGCGCTTCACCACGAAGGGCGTGACTTGGATTGCGGGCGAGTGGGCAAAGCACCAAGTGGCGCAGCGCCAGCGCGCGGGCACCGAGGTTGCAGCATGCTGATGTTAGTTGTCCAAACCACCGCGCTCGCGCACGCGATGCACGCCATGAGAGACGCCCATGGCTTTGGCAAGTTCTTCGGAGTCGAAGACTCGAGTCCGGATTTCATGCGTGGCAACAATTTGAACAGGAGTTCCGGGTATGCCATGGATCCTGTCGATAGAGTAAGCCGGCCAGAATCCGCCGCTAGGAGATCTTATGGCCACGCCATAGATTCGATAGTCGCCCTCGTCCCAAGGGTTGATAGATTCCTGAGGTTTGAATTCGCTCATTGTTACTCCCTTAGCAAAATAGTTGACCAACACTATAAGTGTGCGAACCGGAAGTCGTCAAAGCGAAAGTTACCGTCTATTGATCCTCGGCCGAGTTTAGCGGGGCAACTCGATAGTGCGATTCGAGTTCGATCGGTGTTTCTATGACCCGAGAACGCGACCCCTGCGCCATGTGCGCGAACTTCACCGTGCCCACCAACGGCGCGCCGACCGGCAAGTGCAGCGCCTGGGGCGAGCAAAAGCCCTGGGACGGCCAGATCGGCGTGCTGTTCAAGGAAGCGCGCGACCGGGCGCCGCGTGCGCGGTATGTGGCAATTCAAACCCAAAACAAAAACGAAACGGAGAAAGTATGAAGCGGGATCTGATCAGCATGCAGTTGGACCTGGGCCACGAGCTCATCATCGACAACTTCGCCGGCGGCGGCGGCACCAGCACCGGCCTGGAGGCTGCCTTCGGCCGTCCGGTCGACATCGCGATCAACCACGACCCGGAGGCGCTGGCGATGCATGCCATCAATCACCCGCACACGACGCACCTCTGCGAGAGCGTGTGGGACATCGATCCGATCGACGTCACGAAGAACCAGCCCGTCGCCCTGGTCTGGTTGTCGCCCGACTGCAAGCACTTCAGCAAGGCCAAGGGCGGCAAGCCGGTCGAAAAGAAGATTCGCGGCTTGGCCTGGGTGACGCTGCGCTGGGCGGCGAAGTGCAAGCCGCGCGTCATCATGCTTGAGAACGTCGAGGAGTTCAAAACGTGGGGGCCGCTGATCCAGGACGAGCACGGCCACTGGAAGCCGGATCCGGCCAAGCGCGGCAAGACGTTCGATAGCTTCGTGCGCCAGCTACAGGCCCATGGCTACAAGGTCGACCACCGCGAACTGCGCGCCAGCGAGTACGACACCCCGACCATCAGGAAGCGGTTCTTCCTGGTGGCCCGCCGCGATGGGCTGCCAATTCAATGGCCGGCGCCAACCAACGGTGCGCCTGGGTCGCCTGGTGTCCTGGCCGGCAAGCTGCAGCCGTATCGCACAGCCGCCGAATGCATCGATTGGTCGCTGGAGTGCCCGAGCATCTTCACCCGCAAGCGCCCGCTGGCCGAAGCCACGCTGCGCCGTATCGCCAAGGGCATCATGCGTTACGTGGTCGACGCGGCCGATCCGTTCATCGTGGGGCAGGGCGGCCCGATCTACGCCGGCAAGCCAGTGACCGCGCGCCAGCCGTTCGGCACCTTGACCACCGAGAACCACCGCGCCGTGGTCGTGCCGAGCATCGTCCCGGTCACGCATCAGGGCGGCGATCGCAGCGAGTCAATACACGAGCCCTTCCGTACCATCACTGGCGCGCAGCGCGGCGAGAAGGCGCTGGCCAGCGCGTACTTGGCGCCGTATTACAGCGACAAGCGGCCGACGGACGCACGCGGCACCGTACCTGACGCACCAGTAGCAACGATCACGACTGAAAACAGGCATGCGCTGGTGACCGCGTTCCTCAACGAGCACGCCAACGCGAGCAACCAACGCGTGATGCCGGCCGACGCTCCGCTGCGCACGATCTGCGCCCAGGTCAAGGGCGGGCACTTCAGCATGGTTTCGGCTCACCTCACCAAATTCCGCACCGGCTCAACAGGTAGCGACCTTGCAGAACCCGTGCCGACAATCACGGCTGGCCCGAAGGAAAACCCCGCAGGCGCGCCCCATGCGCTGGGCCTGGTCACAGCACACATCCAGCGCGACATGGGCAAAAGCATCGGCCACGCCGCCGATTCGCCGCTCGGCACAGTGACGGCCGGTGGCGGGGGCAAGTCAGCCCTGGTATCGAGCCACCTGTGCAAGCTGCGCGGCACGAGCACCGCGGCTGGCGCCGACGAGCCGCTGCACACGATCAGCGCCGGTGGCCAGCATCACGCAGAGGTGCGCGCCTTCCTGCTGGCTTATTACGGGACGGATCAGGATCAGACTCCGAGCTCGCCACTCGCGACCGTGACCAGCCGTGACCGCTTCGGGCTGGTGACGATCCATGGCCAGGACTACGAGATCGTCGACATTGGCCTGCGCATGCTGGCGCCGCACGAGCTGTACCGCGCCCAGGGCTTCCCGGCCGGGTATGTCATTGACGAGATTCCGGACCCGGCTCTGTTGTTCGCCGGCGGCGCGCAGGCCCACGCTGACCCGCTGTCGCTCCCGCGCATCCCGCTCACGAAGTCGGCCCAGGTGCGCATGTGCGGTAACAGCGTCTGCCCGCCGCTGTCCGAGGCCCTCATCCGTGCGAACTTCGTGCACGAGCGCCAAGTCGCGGCGGTGGCAGCATGATCCGCTCCCCCATCGCCCGCACTGGCACCCTCAAGCAGGGCAAGCCGCTGGCGCGCAAGACGCCGATGGCCAGCGGCTCGGGCTTCAAGGCCCCAGCCGCTGGCGCTGGGCTGCTGCGCGTGGCCGCCGTGCAGCTCGCCCGCAAGCCGATGAAGAAGTCCCGCGCCAAGTCGACGCCGGCCCGGCGCGCCGCGCTTGGCCGCGACTGCACGCTGATGCTGCTGGGCGTGTGCAACCGCGACCCGGCCACCACGGTGCTGTGCCACTCGAACCGCCTGGCGGACGGGAAGGGCATGGGCCTGAAGGCACCGGACAGCGCCGCATGCTTCGGCTGCAGCGACTGCCACGACGTGCTCGACGGTCGCCGCCCCCTGCCGGGCTGGATCACGCGCCAGCAGCTCGACGACACGTTCGACCGTGCCGTCGCCATCACCCAGGAACAACTGAAGCTCGAAGGAATAGCCGCGTGATCACCCTGACCCTACCCATCCCGCCAACGATCAACCACTACTACGGCCAGCGCCCGCGTGGTGGGCGATACATCAAGCCGGCCGGGATCGCATTCCGCGCGGCCGTGGCCGAGATCGTCGCTGCCGCCCAAGTCGAGCCGCTGCTCGGTCGCGTGTCGCTCTTTGCCGCGATCTACCCAGCCAACCGGCGCCGGCAGGACATCGACAACCGTGCCAAGTCGCTGCAGGACGCTCTGACCGCCGCCGGCGTGTGGATCGATGACGAACAGATTGACGAGCTCCACCTGGTACGGCGCGAGGTCGTGCGCGGTGGACAGGTACGGATCGTCATCACCGAAATGAAAGAGTTGACCTGACGGGTAGGGAGAGGCACGTTCGCGCCTTGGTGACAACCGTGACGATGTCGTAGCGTGGAATGCTGAGCGAGCGGAGCTTGCTAATTCTTGGCCATATACACTACGACAATAGAAATTGAGCCGCCCACTACCGCGAATGCCTCGAACGCCCATCTCCACTCATGGAAGAATTGTCGGACCGCTGCAATTCGCTGATTGCGGCGGCACAGGGCTTGCGATAGTTTCATGGCACGATGCCATTCGCACCAGCCCGAACGACTAGCTGCTCTTTCCTCCGCTGAAGAATGCACGAGCATCGAATCTAAGGCTACTTCGGTGCTGCTGAAATCGTGTTTTCCTACTGGACGGTAAAGCGCCCTTGGGTACTGGATCATAATTACAATACTGCGTTGTCAGATCGAAGCAGTATATATGTCGACGCCGAATCATTGCCACGAGATAAGACAGATCTTGCCCATGAACTGGTATAGACAAGGTCCGGATTTGATCAGTGACCAGTACGAATTCGCAGTGGCACGCGGCGCTCGTGCTTCGCGGCGACCCATCCAGGATGGCAGCCGAAGCCGTCCCGCTCGAACTCAAGAGCTCGCCAGATAGCCATGAGGGTGGCGGGACCTTTCAAGACAGCAGAGAGGCCGGAATAGCGTCGAGATCTCGCATGTGAGTGGACAACGTCACACTCTGTTATCAGTACAACGGTTGCGGTGCGTAGAAGGCTTTTGAGTTCGCCAGCGAAAGATCGTCTTTCACTTAAGCGAGTAGGAACAGAGATCAGGATTACGTCGATACCGCATACTTTGACGATGTTCAATGCTCTTGCAGATGTTGATGCAACGAACGTGGTGTAGCCGAGTAGCTTCATTTGCAGTTGAAGCTTGGATGCGCAAACGGGATCATCCTCGACTACGAGAGCAATTTTCATTCTGAAATGCCCTTAACTTTGGTCAATATTTGATGCTAAACGAATAGTCGTAAATACGTAACTGAGTAAGGCGCCGCATGGACGTAGGAGGGTGACTACACAGCAGGCTCGGAGCGCGAATTACGATCAAGGCTCTATGTGGGCGTCGACCTAGTGCTGTGTTGTAGACCTGCCTCCTAAAAACAAATTCAATCCGGAAATTTCTTGACCACCCATGCTACGCTCGCTGGGTCGTCTTTCGGAGAGAGTAATCATGGGGTTCGTTGACCGCTACATCCACGCATTGAGCGCATCGAGCCTGCAGGACGATGCCCGCCACAGCCAGGCCGAACCGCTTCTCGCGTCGGCGCTGGCATCAGCTGTTCCCGGCGACCTCGGGGCGCTGCTGCACCGTGCGAAATACGCCGGCACCACTGCCCAGGACATGACCAAGGCCATTGCCGTGCGCGACCACATCGAGAAAGAACTGGTCGAGGCGATCCGCAACAAGGATGCCGGGCGCGAGGCCGATTGCCGCCAGGCGCTGGCCGGTGATGCGACGGTGATCGAGAGTGGCGCTGCCCACCTCTCGCAACTGCTGCGCCTTTGGACTGCCGAGGTAATGAAGCGCGGCCGCGCGCGCCGCTGGGTACCAGAGAACACGGCATGGGATGCGCAGGCTGCCATCAAGCTCTACCACCAGGTGGCCCAGCACTCGCTGGCGCACTGGCTGAGTGGCGCTGCTGCCCCCGACCTGGCGCTGGCTGCCGGGTTTGTCCGTGAGCACGTGCTGAACATGGTGAGTGAACTGCATGGCATCGCCGGCAGCCACGCCGCCCGCGCCACCGCCAAGTTGCGCGCTACCCAAGCCTGATCAACTATTTACGCAGCACTGTGTATACGCACAGCAATTCGTGTAAACTGTAGATCTTCATTCTTCCGGCCTCGTAATGTGCGCACCCGCGCCACCGATCACCGGAACTCGCGATTGCACCCCATCCGTTGGTGCTTTCGCACGCCCAAAGAAAAAGCCTGAGCCGTTAAACGCTTGGGCTTTTTCTATTTGCGGCCCACTCAGCAGATAGCTTTGGGGTTCGCCGCCTAGCCCACGCACGGGCCCACCGATCAATGCGGGCGTAGCTGCCCAGCCGCGGGTGAGAGCCCCGCCGTCCGCTCCCGTGTCTCCGGTCCTGCATCAGCAGGATCTTCGCCGCCCCTCGCATCCATGCGCCGGGCGGCTTTCTTTATCCAAGGTGTCCCAGTGAGCCAGCCAGTCGATTGCTACCGCCACGCCATCATCCGTGCTGTCACCGGCAACCGCCCTGCGATCGTCTGGAACGTGACCGATCGCGCTGCCCTGGATCGCATCTGCGAGCGCCTGGCCGAGGCTGAGCGCGCTGCCGAGATTCTGCAGGCCAAGGGCTATGGAAGGCCCGGACTGCTGCTGAACGAGGTAGCCGCCTTGGTGCCCGACAAGCCATGAAGCTAACTGCCCTCAAGTCCCGGCTCCAGACGGCCTCGCCGCGCGTCGCCACGCTGACCGCTCGCCCTGGTGTCGTGGTCGAGCGCAAGCGCGGCTATGCCGGCGTGCTGGATCGGAAGCGCATCCGCGCGCGCGACTGCAGCCTGTGCCAAGAGTGCAAGCGGCAAGGCCGCACAACGATCGGCCACCCGGTCGACCACATCAAGCCCTTGTGGGCTGGAGGCAGTGATGAAGACAGCAATAAAGAAACCCTTTGCGTACCTTGCCACGATGCTAAGACGGCTCGTGAAGCCCGGCAGCGCGGCTCGTCCTATTGAGCTGTCGCTTGCCAAGGTGGTCATCGCGCCAGGCGACACGCTGCTCATCACGTGTGACCAGCGCCTGACCAAGGAGCAGGTCGAGCACATCAAAGCGAACCTGGCCACATCACTACCCGGTGTCAAGGCCGCGCTGCTGCACGGCGGCCTGCGCGCCACTGCCGTACTGGCCCGAGGGTAGGGGGGGCATCAAAGTTGCTGTGTCTCACTTCTCAGACACCGACTAGTTCCGCACGCGCAGAAAAAATCCCCCTTGGAGGAAATTGTTAATGGCTTTAACAGGCAAAAAGCGAGCCTTCGCCGATGCCGTTCTGGCCGGGCTCTCCAATAAGGAAGCAGCAATTCGCGCTGGCTTCAGTGAAAAAACGGCATCGGCCGCCGGGTCCAGAAATGTTAAAGACCCGGATGTTAAAGCCTACCTCGATCAGCGCCGCCAGCCGGCGGCCGCCACCGGCATGAGGGCGCCGATGGGCCCCGGCCCCGGCGACGACGACGCGATCGAAATTCCACCAACGGAAGACCCTGTCGAGTTCCTGACCAAGGTCATGAATGCGCCTGCCGCCGATCTGCGGCTGCGGATCGATGCGGCGAAGGCGATGCTGCCGTTCAAGCATAAGAAGTTGGGCGAGGGCGGCAAGAAAGATCTGAAAGCTGATGCGGCCAAGACGGCCGGCGGCGGCAAGTTCTCGCAGACCGCGCCCCCGAAGTTGGTCGCCGCTGGCGGGAAGAAGGTCTAAATGCCGGAATGGACAACTGCTTGCCCTGACTGGGCGGCACGACTGCGCGCGGGCGAGTCGATCATTCCTCCGCCGATCTTCCCTGAGCAGGCCGAGCACGCGCTGGACATCTTCAAGCAGCTCAGGATCGTGGACGCGCCCGGCAGCCCGACGTTTGGCGAGTGCTGCGCCGAGTGGGTATTTGACCTGGTGCGCTGCATCTTCGGGGCCTATGACGCCGAGAGCGGCCGGCGCCTGATCGTCGAATTCTTCGTCCTACTGCCGAAGAAGAACAGCAAAAGCACGGTGGCCGCCGGGATCATGCTGACCGCGCTGATCCTCAACTGGCGCCAGTCGGCCGAATTCTCCGTGCTGGCTCCAACCGTCGAGGTGGCGAACAACGCCTACACGCCAGCACGCGACATGGTGCAGAAGGACGACGAGCTCGACGACCTTCTGCATGTGCAGTCACACGAGAAAAAGATTACCCATCGGGAGAGCAACGCGATCCTGAAGGTGCTGGCGGCAGACCAGAACACGGTCGGCGGCAAGAAGTCGGTCGGCACGCTGGTCGATGAGCTGCACCTTTTTGGCAAGATGCCAGCTGCGGAGAACATGTTCCGCGAAGCCCTAGGCGGGCTGGCGTCACGGCCGGAAGGCTTCGTGATCTGGCTGACGACCCAATCGGACGAACCGCCAGCCGGCGTGTTCAAGCAGAAGTTGGAGTACGCACGCAAGGTTCGCGACGGCGAGATCGTCGACCCGGCTTTCGTGCCGATCATCTTCGAACACCCGCCTGAAATGGTGGCGTCTGGCGATTGCCTGCTGCTTGAGAACATGGCGATGGTAAACCCGAACATCGGCTTCTCGGTCGACCAGGTTTTCCTCGAGCGCGAATTTACCAAGGCCCAGCAGGCTGGGCCAGAGTCGCTTCGCGGCTTCATGGCGAAACACGCCAACGTCGAGGTGGGCATGAATCTGCGCAGCGACCGTTGGGCGGGGGCTGAGTTCTGGCAGGCCGCGACCGACCGGACTATCACGCTGGACTCGTTGCTCGAGCGGTCGGAGGTGGCTGTTGTCGGCATCGATGGCGGCGGCCTGGATGACTTGCTGGGCCTGTCGGTTCTGGGCCGGGAGCGTGACACCGGCAGATGGTTGCTTTGGTGCCACGCTTGGGTGCATGAGATCGCGCTCGAGCGCCGCAAGGAAATCGCACCGCGGCTACTCGACTTCCAGAAAGACGGCGATCTCACCATCGTCAAGCGCCCGGGCGACGACGTCATGGCAGTGGCCGACCTGATCTGCAGGGTTCGCGACTCGGGCCTGCTGCCGGACGAGAAGGGCATCGGCGTTGACGCCGCCGGCATTGGCGACATCGTCGACGAGCTGATCACCGAAGAGCGCAGCATCGACATGAAGCAGATCGTCGCGATCTCGCAGGGCTACCGCCTGAACGGCGCGATCAAGACCACCGAGCGCAAGGTTGCCGGTGGCGAGCTGGTGCACGGCGGGCGCCCGATGATGGCCTGGTGCGTCGGCAACGCACGGGTCGAGGACAAGGGCAACGCCATCTTGATTACGAAGCAGGCCAGCGGCAAGGCCAAGATCGACCCACTTATGTCCGCGTTCAGCGCGGTCTCGCTGATGGCGCTGAACCCTGTAGGGGAGGCGGCGCCAGAAATTCACGTATTGGACTTTTAATGACCGGACAACTGTTAAACCTGGAGGCGACGCCGCATAAATCGCGCGTGCTCGATTCCTGGATGGCCGGTCGCGATGGCGCTGCAGAGCGTGCCGGCATCGTGGCACTGGGCGAGAACTCCAGTGGCAGCATGTCGATGGGCGAGCTGGCCAACCTGCTGGGCGCGGCGAACCGATCCGTCTCTGGCAAGTCGGTAACCGAGAGCACCGCGATGCGCGTCTCCGCAGTCTACGGCTGCATCGCTCGCCTTGTCGGCGCGATCTCCAGCCTGCCTGTCGGGGTGTTTGAGCGCAGCGAAAAGCAGGGCCGCGCGCCGGCTGAGCATCCCTATTGGTGGATGCTCAACGAGCAGGCGAACCCGGAAATGAGCGCCGCCACCGCGTGGAAGGTTTTGATCAATCGGCAGCTGTGCGACGGCGACGGGTTCGCGGAACTTCTCCGCCCTAGCTTCTCCAGCGGCAACGTGAAGGGCTGGCACCCGCGCCGGATGCAGCCATTCCGGGAGGGCGGCAAGTTCTACTACCGCGTCTTCCCGGCTGGCGGCGGATCGTACGTGCTACCGCCAGACGACGTCATCCACCTGAAGAGCCTGGGCTTCAACGATGAAACCCTGCTCAGCCCAAGCCCGCTCTGCCATGCCGCACTGGACATCGTCGGCACCGCGATCGCGGGGCAAGAATACGCCGGGCAGTTCTTCGGCGGCGCCGCCAACTTCGACTACGCGCTGAAGACAGCATCAAAGCTGGACAAGGCCCAGCTCGAGCAGCTGAAGGCGTCGCTGATCGCGCGCGCGCAGAACGGCGGGCGCGGCCCGCTGATCCTGTCCGGTGGCCTGGAGCCGGCGCAGCTGAGCGTGAACTCAAAGGACGCCGAGATCCTGGCGACCCGCCTGTTCACGGTCGAAGAGATTTGCCGGGTGTTCGGCGTGCCGCCGCACATGGTGGGCCACACCGAGAAGACCAGCTCATGGGGCACGGGCATGGCAGAGCAGGGCGGCAACTTTGTCCGCTACGTTTTGAATGACCGGCTCAACGAAATCAAGCAAGAATTCAACCGGCGGCTCTGGCCCACCGGTGAGCGCTTCTTTATCGCGCACCAGACAGAAGCCCTGGAGAACGGCGATCAGCGTGCCCGCTTCGAGGCGTATCGAATCGCGCTGGGCCGCGCCGGCGAGCAGCCGTTTATGGACGCGACCGAAATTCGCCGGCTGGAAAACATGCCGCCAAATACAAACCTGATGATGAACGTGGCTGGCGCGCCACCGGTAAAGGAACCCGAATGAACATGAAGCTGCTCCAGCTATTGCTGGACAACCGCAGGCCAGATGCCAAGGCGCTGTCGCGCATCGAGGCAGCTGTCAGTGATGGTGATGAAACTACCGTGTACCTGTACGACCCGATCGTGGGCAGTCGCATGCTGGCCGAACACTTCGGCTACGTCTGCGCTCAGGAGATGGTGCCGTCGATCGATGGCGTGAAGGCCGGAACCCTGCGCCTCCGCGTGAACTGCCCAGGCGGTGATGTGTTTGCCATGCAGGCAATGATGAATGCGCTGCGGGCGGCAGCAGAGCGCGGCGTGCGCCTGATCGGTCAGGTTGACGGAGTCGCCGCGAGCGCGGCCACCGGCATCCTGGCCGTTTGCCACGAGGTGGTAATGGGCGCCGGAACGCAGTACATGATTCACAACTCCCAGGGTATGGCGATGGGCGACCGCAATGAACTGCGCGCGCTGGCCGATCTGATGGAGAAAGTGGATGACGGAATGCTGGCGGCTTACACGAACAAGACCAGCAAGCCAGAGGCGACGATTCGCGGCTGGATGGACGCTGAAACTTGGTTCACTGCCGAGCAGGCTGTCGACAACGGCTTTGCTGATCGCGTCGGTACTGCGGGCGCAAAAGCCCAGGCATCGGCCAGCTGGAAGCTGGATGCCTTTGCGAACGCACCGAAGCCACATCCTGAGCCGGTTGCTCCGCCTGAGCCAGAGCAGCCCGTAACGGCCCTGTCCACCGACGAACACCGCGCCCGCCAGCATCAACGTATTGCAATGCTGGCGCGCCTTCAAGTTAGCTGACGCGCTCTCGCGCCACTAGACCAGCCACCTCCGGGTGGCTTTTTTTATGCCCACCGGCCGCGAGAGCGGACCACCCCCTTCGAAAGGTTTTACATGACCAAGCTCGCACAACTGCGCGCGCAACGCGACACCGTGGCCCGTAAGGTACACGACCTGAATAACAAATACCCCGCTGACCAGCGCATGCCGGTAGCCGAGGCCGGCGAGATGGACAAGTTCCTGGCCGAAGTCGAGACGATCGATTCCGAAATTGCACGCGAGAATCGTATCGCCCAGCTGGCCGGGGAGAATCCCGAACGCCAGCATGACGACTCGGTGAATGCCGCGTACCGAGCAGGCGCCGCCGCGCCGAATGAATCGGCGGCACTGCGCGCAATGCTCACCGGCGGCGTCTCGGCACTGTCGGCGGAGCAGCGCTCGGCGATGCAAGCCCGGGTCAACCCGGACATTCGCGCGGCGATGTCCACCACGGTCGGCACGGAAGGCGGCTATACCGTGGCTACCGAATTCAGCCGCACACTGATCGAAGCCATGAAGGCATCGTTCGCAGTCCGCTCGGTTGCCACCGGCATTCAGACGTCCACCGGCGCACAGATGCTGTTCCCCACCGCCGATGCAACGTCGGAAGAGGGCGAGATCGTCGGCCAGAATGTGAAGGTCACGGCGTTGGACACCACGTTCGGCCAGGCCTCGCTCGATGTCTTCAAGTATTCGTCGAAATCGATCGCGCTGCCATTCGAGCTGATCCAGGACTCGATGTTCAACGTCGAAGCGTACATCGCAAACCTGCTGAATCTGCGCATTGGCCGGATCCAGAATCGCCACCACACGCTTGGCAGTGGCACGGGCCAGCCCCGCGGCCTGCTGACCGCCGCTGGCGCCGGCAAGATCGCCGCCACCGGCGGCGCAACGACCGTGAAGTACGAAGACCTGGTTGACCTGGAGCACTCGGTCGATCCGTACTACCGCGCCAGCGGCAAGTGGATGATGCACGACACCACCCTGGCCGCGCTGCGCAAGATCAAGGACGACAACGGTCGCCCGATCTTCGTGCCAGGCTATGAGTCCGGCACGCCTGGCGGTGCCCCTGACCGCCTGATGGGTCGCGAGATCATCATCAACCAGCACATGCCGGTGATGGCCGCGAACGCGAAGTCGATCTTGTTCGGTGACTTCAGCAAGTACCTGGTGCGCGACGTGATGGACACCACGCTGTTCCGCATGACCGACAGCGCGTTCACGCTCCAGGGCCAGGTTGGCTTCGTCGCCTTCTGCCGCTCGGGCGCCAACCTGATCGACATCGGCGGCGCGGTGCGCTACTTCCAAAACTCGGCCACCTGATCGTAGCCAGTGGCCGGCCTCGGCTGGCCACTTCAACGGAGAACAACCATGGCAAAAGCAAAACCCGCAGACACCGAGGCGACGAACTCGGATGTGCCGACACTCACGTCCGCCGCGCCTGACCAGGTCGAAGCGCTGGCAGATGGCGAGCCGCTGGCGCAGGCAATCCCGGACGTGGTCGATACCCCAAGCCCGGATCTGGCGCCCGATGCAAGCGAGCCCGAAGCCCAGCCTGAGCTGGTCAAGGCCCGCGTCCTGGCCGCCAGCGCGTACGGGCAACCCAACGAAGTCATCGAGATCGATGCGGCGCTGGCGAAGGCAATCCCGGACGTGGTCGATACCAGCCCGGAAGCAGTGGCTTACGCCGAATCGCTGGCGTTCGAGCAGTAACAGCAGGGCAGACCGCGATGACCCACCTGCACATGACCCCCGAGGTCTCGACGATCCGCGCGTACTCCGAGCCTGGCGGCTACGAGGCGCGCCGGCCGTATGACGGAATCATCACGGTCACCCACCTGACAAGCAGCACCGTGTATGTGCACGGCGCCGTCGGCAAGATCGACCGCGCGACGCATGCGCGCGCACTGAACATGCTCCGCGAACTCGGCGTCACCACGGTGATGTACGAGCGGCGCGGGCGAATGAAAACCATTGAGCTGGAAACAAAGACTTGAGCGCCGAGCAGCTGGCCACGATGCCACGCGCCGAAATCGACGGCATCCTCGAAACCCTCAACAAAGCAAAATAAAAATATGGCGAACCCCACGATCACTATTGCGGCATCAAAAATGTCGGTCGTTACCGGGTCACCGTACACAGGTAACGATTTTGACTCGACGCCGGTGTACAACTTCCCGAACGCTCAAGCGCAAATCCAGTTCACAGCGGACACTGCGGTCGTGGGGCAAAAATACGACGTCTACGTGCTGTGGTCGCTGGCCAGCACACCTAACCTGCCATCACCGGCATCCGTGAAGTTTTACGGAGCGTATGAGCCGTGGACTGCGTCATCTACCCCCGTATATGCGAACAAGGTAATCAACCTCGTACCCCCGCAAGCCGGTGGAGTTGTCGAGCGGTCGCAGTTGCCGTTCTCATTTACCCGCGAAGACGCGGGGCGCGTTTCGCACTTCAAATTTGGCCGCCAGCAGGATACCGTGGGCGGCACGATGCGAATCCGCGCCTTTGAGCTCGTACCAACACCCGATTTGCTTGAGGCCAGCGTCGCCCCTGCAGGCAGCCTTTCGCCAACGAGTTTCAACACGCCCTATGCCGCCAGCAAAGTTATCTCGCTGCTGTCGCTATACACGCCGATATGGACGACGGCCAACGCGGTTTATGTCGTAGCCCCCGTGACCGTTGGCGGCGTGCAGCAATCGCGCCTGGCGAAGCTGAACAAGAGCACGTACGAGATGATCCAGGACGTGCAGATCGGCACAGGGACGCACGATACGACCATCGGGCACCGAGACGGCAGCGTGTGCGTCACTGACGACGGCAAGGTCATCACCTATGGCGAGGCGCACCACACGCCATGGAAGGGCTTGTCGTCCCCGACCGAAGACATTTCGGCACTGGCAGCAACGACCGCACCTGTGGGCCTAGACGTAAACTGTTCCTATCGCCGCTTCTTCCGGAACCAGTTCGACGGCAGCATGTGGATGGGCGCACGCGGCAATGGCTACTTGGCCGGCATCTACAAATGGAACGGCGGCACGTTCGACCGCAAAGGCGCTGACTTCCTCGCTGGCAATGCGGCCTCGTACCTTGGCTCTTACGGTATGGAGATTGCCTTTGCGAGCGTCGACACGCTGTACGTCACGACGGAATTCCTGCAAGGCAATGGGCCGTTCGAGATGTCGGGTTACCCGCGCCAGAACATCAATCTGATCAAGTCGACGGACGGCGGGGCGACCTTCACGACCATGCGCGGCAAGGCGCTGAATCTTCCCCTGGTCAGCGGCACGGACGACAGCGACATCGCGTTCCCGAACAACAACTACAACCACAATTCGAGCGTGGCGCGCATCGCGATCGGCGCTGACGGCCAGCCGCTGCTAGTCGCAAGCTGGCAGCATCCAGACGAAGCCTTCCGCAGCCTGTGGGTGGCCAAGTACAACACCACAACCAACAAGTGGGTGCGCACTCGTCTGATGGCGCACAACGGCCTGCAGGACGCGGGCACGCCACACGTTGCGTATCACGGCGGGAAGATCATCGTCACCGCTGCGACGACTGACGACAACGTACCGGCCACGCTGGGCACTGCAAACCAGCTGTACCTTTTCACCACCACCGACTCTGGTGCGACGTGGAAGAAGTACGCGATCACGCACCCGGCGGGCGCGTACAGCGGCGCGTACATAGACCAGGCCGCGCTCCGGCTGGACAATAAACTGCGCCTGCTGCCTGATTTTGAGGCGCAGCCCAATTCGGTTATTTGGGAAATGCCGGTTCCGGGGGGCGACACCACGGCGCCAGTAATGGTCGGCGACATCACGGTGTCCGCCATTACCACGTCGGGCGCCACGCTGTCGTGCTCGGCAGCGACGGATGCAGTCGGCGTCACTGGCTACGAATACAGCGTCGACGGCGGCGTGAACTACGCCGTGATTCCTAACGCCGCCCGTTCGGTCGTGGTTTCAGGTCTACCCGCTGGCACGCTGCACGAAGTGCGCATGCGTGCCTTCGACGCCGCTGGTAACCGTTCACAACAGCCGTTGGCCAAGAGCTTTGCCACGCTGACCGTGCAGCCGCCTGCGCAGAATGCGGTTCTCGCGTCGACGGTGGCGGAATCTCGCCGGGTCGGATTCCCGGGCGGCACTCGTGTGGTGAAGTTTGGCAGTATGCCGAGCGCGCGGTTGCCCAATGCCCCGTACCTGGAAGCAGGGCGGTGGTGGAGCGAGAAGCATCCGCTCGACGAACGGTACTGGGTGGCAGACATCACGATTGACCTGGCCGAGCGCGGCACGACAGCGAAGGAGGTTGTCGCGCTGGTGGCCGGTGTCACCGTAATCGAGGAACCCGTCATCCAGGGCAAGCTGATCGCGGTGAAGCTGGGCGGGTTTAACGCGGCTATCGGCGCATCTAACTTCTGCACACTCCGCATTACCCTCGCGAATGGTGAGCGGATCGACCGCACGACGTGGTTCAAGCAACAGGTTGGCGTGTATTTGCTCGACAAGGATCCGGACGAGCAGAGTTATTTCGTCGGAGATATCGGAAACGACTTGGTCGACAGCAACACCACGGCCACTCAGGTGAAAGCGCTTCCGGTCGGGGTGGAAGAACTCGTGCCAGCGGTGATCCAGGGGCCTTTGATCCTGGTAAAGCTGGGCGGCATGGACACGCTTCCGGCCGGCGCGAATTACTGCGACTTCCGCATCGACTGTGCGAACAGCGAGCGCTTCTACCGGACCATTCAATTTAACAGGGTGGACAACTGATGATCGATGCATCGCAACTGCCGAGCGTGCCGAACACCGAGCTGCTGAAGCAGCAGGAAGAGGCCGCAGTCGAATACGCGCGCGCGCCGGCAGCCCCTGGCGCGCCGCACGGCGCCGGCCGCCCACCGGCAACACAAGGAACGACCCGATGAGCCTTCGACTGATCACCCCACCCGTGGCGCTGGCAGTGTCGCTGGAGGCTGCGCGCTTGTCGGCGCGCCTGGACGGGCCCGAGGCCGACGTCGAGCTGCGCCAGGTCATCGGGCAGCACACGCGCGACGCCGAACACGAGACGGGCCGCGCGCTGGTGCAGCAGACCTACCGGCTGACGCTCGACAAATTCCCGCCAGCCTTCCGGCTCGAGCATCCGCCGATCCTGGCTGTCGAGCACATCAAGTTTTACGACGCCAACGGCGTGCGCCAGATCCTGCATCCGGATGACTACCTGGTCGACAACGAAAGTGAGCCGGGCTACATCGTGCCGGCGCCGGGCAGGGCCTGGCCAGCAACGCAGGCGCGCATCAGCGCTGTCGAGGTGCAGTACACGTGCGGTTACGGCGTCGACGACAGTACGGTGCCGGACGAGATCAAGGGCTACATCCTGGGCAAGGTCGCCGAGCACTTCGCGCCGGCCGGAACGCCGAAGAGTGAGTTCCTGGGCGGCCTGCTCGATCGCGCGCGGGTGTACCTGTGATGAACGATCGGATCACGCTGCAGCAGCGCGGCGCCGGCAAGGACGCGCTGGGCCAGCCGATCGAAAGCTGGCCAGACATTGCCACCGTGTGGGCCGACGTGCTGTTCCAGTCGGGCGCCGAGGTGATGCGCGCCGGCGCCGACACGGCGATCGTCAAGTGCTCGATCCGGATCCGCGCGCGGGCCGACGTCGACACCGGCGCGCGGGTGCTGTTCAACTCGAAGGTGTACGACGTGAAGTCGGCGCTGCCGGACAACAGCGACCGGCGGTTCATGTTCCTGGTCTGCGAGTCGACGTCATGATCCGCTTCGATACATCGCAGCTGATGGCCGCCGTGCAGCAGACCGTTGACCAGGTCGCCAGCGCGATCGACGAAGAGGGGCTGCGCGCTGTCGGGTTCTCCGGTGCTGAGCCATTCCGCGAAGAAGCGAAGCGCAACGCGCGCGCCCGGGCCAAGACTTACACCATCCACAACAACATCATCATCAAGCGGCTTGAAGAAGAATCCGACGGCGCGGTCCGCCAGGTCTATCTGGTCACGGTGCGGGCCGGCACCTACGGCGGCAGCGACGCGTTCTACTGGCGCTTCGTCGAGGGCGGTCACAAGTTCGTGCCGCGCAACAAGAAGGTCAGCAAGAAGACCGGCAAGAAAACGGGCTGGGAGGCCCACCGCCGCGCAGCCGAGCTCGAGTACGGCACGGCCAGCGCGCCGGCTTACCCGTTCATGCGGCCGGCTTACGAAAGCAAAAAGCAGGTTGCCGTCGACGCTATGACGCGCACGCTGACCGACCAACTGGCTAGGAATTCGACCGGATCATGACACCCGAAGAACATGTACACAGCACGCTGATCCACTTGGCCGGCGGCCGCATCTTCCCGGACATCGCCGAGGTGGGCACGGCCAAGCCGTACATCACCTACCAGGCGGTGGGCGGGGAGCCGCTGAACTTCCTGGGCGGCGACCGCCCGAGCAAGCAGTTCGTGCGCATGCAGGTCAACGTATGGAGCGAGCGCCGCATCGAGGCGTCCGAGATCGGCATGCTGGTTGAGGATGCGCTGCGCTCTGCCACCGCGCTGCAGGTCGAGGTCGCAAGCGGCCGCGTGGCCACGTACGACGAAGGCACCAATTTACGCGGGACCATGCAGGACTTCATGCTGTTCTGCTGACCCCGCAAGTTCCACCACCAGGCCGCCCCGAGAAATCCGGGCGGCTTTTTTCATGCCCGCATGGGCGCGCAACGGCCCGGACTCCGGGATTTCTCACTACTGAAAGGCCCTCACCATGGCTGTATCCGTCCCTAACAACAGCAACTTCTCGGTTGCTACCACCTACGGCGCCGCGATCACCGTCTCGGCCGCCACCAACGCGAGCGAGGCGGTGCTGACCACCGTCGCCAACACCTTCGCAGTCGGCGACATCGTCGAGTTCACGACCGGCTGGCTGAACGCCAACCTGCGCCTGTTCCGCGTGAAAGCCGCGACGTCGACCAGCGTCACGCTCGAAGGCCTGAACACCACGTCAACCACGATGTTCCCGGTCGGTAACGGAGGCGGCTCGCTGCGCAAGATCATGACCTGGACGACCATCCCGTTCATGAAGGAATTCCCGGTCACCGGCGGCGACCCGAAGTACAACACCGAAGAATTCCTGGACTTCCCGGACGAGATCCAGATGTTCAACGGCTTCTCGGCTGCGTCGATCGCGATGAGCATCGCCGATGACCCATCGCTGCCGCACAACGCAGTGCTGCAGGCGGCCACCGATACCCAGGCTGTGACCGCGATCCGCGTGGTGCTGCCGTCGGGCGCGCCGCTGCTCTACAACGGCGTGCTGGGCTTCAACCCAAGCCCGACGCTGGTCAAGGGCCAGGGCATGGTCGTCAAGTGCGGCGTCGCCCTGCGCAGCCGCGTGAACCGCTACGCGTCGTAACAAGTTTGCCGGCCCGCACAAGCGGGCTTTTCCAGCCGCGGGGTCGCCCCTCGCGGTTTTTTTATTCCTCATCTGAAAGAAAAATATCATGGCAAAAGCAAAACTCTCCCTGGCCGCTGAAGCAACCTTCAAGGCAACCGTCGCTATCCCAGTCCCAGGCGGCCGCACCGCCGACGTCGAGTGGGAATTCGCCTGGATGCCCCGCGACGATTTCAAAGAATTCGTGGATGGCCTCAAGGGCGCCGAAGACGTCGATGCGCTGATGGACATTACCCGTGGCTGGGACCTCGACGAGCCGTTCAACAAGGCCGGAGTCGAGAAGCTGACCCAGAAATACATCGGTGCTGCGCGTGCCGTGCTGGACAAGTTCATCGGCGAGGTGACGGGCGCCCGCGCAAAAAACTAAAGGACGTTGCCACGGCGATGTACGAGTCAGGCCCCACCGACGCAGAGCTGGAGGTGGCCGGCCTGACCCGTGAAGACGTGACAACGTCCTGCGAAATCTGGCCGCAGAACTACCAGGCCTATCTGCTGTTCTGCGCGATGGACACTCAATGGCGGATAGGCATGGCCGGGCCAACCGGCCTGGACTACGCGGCGCTGCCGGTGGCGCTACGCATGATCGACGCGCCGCGCGCTGACTGGCAGGAGCTGATGACCGACGTTCGCGTCATGGAATCGGCAGCGCTCCAGGCGATGCGCAAAGAATAACCAGCTGGACCGCCACCTACGGGTGGCCTTTTTTTATGGGCGGGACATGAGCGATACTGTCAACAACGCAACAATCATGATCACCGCCGACGCGAGCGGCGTCGAGGCTGGGTTGCGCAAGGTCGAAGACGCGACCGCCAAAACCGGCAAGAGTCTCGACAACCTCGAGGCGAGCGCGAAGAAAACGACGGCCGCCCTGGAGGGCGTCGCCAACACGCCAGGCATGGACACGGCCGGCGACGGCGCCGGCGTCGCAGCGGGCCGCATGGACCGCGCGACCAAGAGCATGGCCGATTCGATCCAGCGAACGCTGGCGACGATGAATGCTGGTGCCAAGGGTTCGGCGCAGTACTACGAGGCGCTCGCCAGCGCGCGCGGACTGAACGTCAACGCGCTGCGTCCGTACCTGGAGCAGCTGGACGAGATGACCAAAAAGAGCGCGCTTGCGGCTGATGCCCAGCGCAAGCTCGACGACTCGACCAAGTTCCTCGACAGCCTGCGCTCGCGCACCGAGGGTATCGGCAAGTCCGCATCCGAGCTGGCGGCCCTGCGCGCCGAGCAACTTGGCGTGAGCGAAGCCGCGGCCGATATGATTGCCAAGCTGCGCGAGCAGGAGCAGGCTGGCGAATCGTCGTTTGGCAGCCTAAGCGATGGCGCTGAAGGTGCGAAGGTCGCGCTGCTGGCTGTGGCCGCCGCCGTTGCCGCCGCGGCGGTGGCGGGTGGCGCGCTGATCAGTGCGGCCATTGACGACTTGGGCGAACTCGATGACATGGCCCAGAAGACTGGCTCGTCCGTCGAAAGCCTGTCGAAAATTCAGAAGCTGGCCACGGTGTTTGGCGCGGACATGGGCGCCATCGACAGCGCTTTGACCAAGCTTTCCAAAGGAATGGCTGGCGTCGATGAGGACAGCAGCAAGACCCTCAAGGCACTTACCGCTTTGGGCGTCTCGTCGCGTGATGCCGCCGGCAACCTGCGCGATCCATCCGAGGTCTTGGTGGATGCGTCCAAGAAACTTCAAGGTTACAACGACAGCGCTGCCAAGACGGCATTGGTGAACGACTTGCTGAGCAAGTCGGGCCCCGATCTGCTGCCCTTCCTCAACGACCTTTCGGAAAATTACGACAGCGTCACGGGCACTTCCGGCGCCGCCGCCGCCGCCGCCGCTGGGTTCCAGGACAAGCTTGGCTGGGCGAAGCTCGAGGTGAAGGGGCTGGTCACGTCGATCGCAGTCGACGCCGTGCCCATGCTGAATAACTTGGCTGGCGCGTTCTCCGACGTCTATAAAGAGCAGGTGAATCTGAAGAAGGGCGACTGGTCGTCCTGGGTTGATGAAATTGGGCTCGGATTTGCCAAGGCCTCAGACGCAGTCGCGAATTTCGCCCGCTACTCCGGTGTCGCATGGGACGCATTCAAGGCGCTGCGTGCCGGATTTGCCGTTGTCGATAACCTCGTGTCTGCAGGCCTGGGGGATCGCATGCTGGAGTTCGCCAAGGGGGGCACGGGCTTTTCGGACGTCCAGAAGTCCTTCGCCGATTTGCAGCGGGCGGTAAATGACGGATGGGAGGGAGTTGATAAGGTCAACAAGGGCCCAACCACGGCGTTCGAGACTGCATACCTGAATCGCCTCAATGCTCCAAAGGCAGTCAGCGCCGCCCCTGCCGAACCCAGCGGCGACGATCTCGTCTACAGCTCCGGCGATAGCGGAGCGAAGGCGGAGGCCGCAGCAAAGAAGGCGGCAGCGGAAGCTGCGAAAGCCGTGAAGGAATACGAGGCGCTGGTCGACCGCATCAACGGCAAGAGCGTCGGCATCGATGCGGATTTCTATAGCAACTTAAACAAGCTGTACGACGGCTACAAGGGCGGCAAGCAGTCGCTGCAGGATTACGTCGACACGGTCGAGACCTACATCGGCCAGCAGCAGTTCGTGAAGCAGGCCGAAGATGAGCGGCTGAAATCGCTTGAGAAGTACCAGAAAGCGCTCGACGCAGCCGGCACCGGCGCCGACAAGGCGACCAAGGACCTGCAGGCGCAGCGTGATGAGAACGATCAGATCGGCCTCACGAAGGATGCGCTTGGCGAGTTGAATGCGACGCGCATCGAGGGGTTGGCCCTGCGCGCCGAAGAGCGGATTTGGGCTGCCGAAGGCCTCGACATCACCGGCGCGCTGGCGGATGAATACCGCAAGGAGGCTGCGGCCCTGCGCGAACGTGCGCAAGCGGTGCGCGAGGGTGCCGTGAAACAGGTGGGGTTCGACGCTGCCAAAAAAGCCGGGGAGGATCTCGACAAGTTCCTCGATCCGACCAAGGCGCAGACGTTCGGTGATGCGCTCAAGGGCGCGTTCGGCGCGGCCGGCGATTCGATGACGCAGCTGGTCAGCGCACTGGACGCCTATGGCATCCGCCAGGCGCAGGTAGACAAGGCGCGCCAGGATGCATCGGTCAAGTATGCGACCGATTCCAAGGGCCTTGCGATCGCAACCGCGGCCATCAATGCCGACGAGGTGAAGTCTCGCCTGAGCGGCTATGGCGATATGGCTGCCGGCGCGAAGGGTTTCTTCAAGGAGGGCAGCAAAGGCTATAGCACGCTCGCCAATGTCGAGCGCGCGTACCGCGCCACCGAGTTGGCCATGGCGCTGTCGACCATGACGAAGAAGATTTTCTTCAAGCAGACCGAGGTGGTGGCCAACACCGCGCTGAACGCGACCAAGATCACCGGCGAAGCGGCGGCAACTGCGGCATCCACCGGCCTGGCCGCAACCGAGGCCAGCGCCTGGGGCGTCACTGCGGTGGTGAAGGCGCTTGCCTCGCTGCCCTTCCCGCTGAACCTGGCCGCCGGCGCCGCCACCCTGGCTGCTGTCCTGGCCGTGGGCGCGAGCATCATGGGCAGCGTGGGCGGCAGCAGCGTGCCTCTGTCGCAGCAGCGGCAGGAGAAGCAGGGCACCGGCACCGTGCTGGGCGACAGCTCGGCCAAGTCGGAATCGATTGCCAACTCGATCGAGGGCATCGAGGGCGCAACGCTGCAGGGCCTGCGCATCAGCGACGGCATGCTGTCTTCGCTGCGCAACATCGAGGCCGGGATCGGGCAGTTCGCCTCGTTTCTGGTGCAGTCGACCGGCGTGGCCGGCGACTTCGGCAGCGAGTTCGCTACCAAGGATGGCAACTTCTTCAGCAAGATCGGAAGCGCAATCTTCGGCGGCAAGAAGACGGTGGAAGACACCGGCTTCATGATGGACAAGGCAACGTTCGAGAGCATCCTGAACGGCGGTGTCGATGCGTCGCAGTACGCAGACATCAAGAAGTCGGGCGGCTGGTTCTCCAGCTCGAGCATGAGCAGCCAGGCAGAGGGCTTGGGCGCCGAGGGCAACCGCCAGATCGCCGGCGTGCTGACGTCGCTCTACGAGACCGTGATCGAGGCCGGAAGCCTGATCGGTATCGGTGGTGATGACTTCACCGCCAAGCTTAGTTCGTTCGTGGTAGACATCGGCAAGGTGAGTCTGAAGGGGCTGACCGGCGCCGAGATTCAAGAAGAGCTGTCGGCCGTTTTCTCGAAGGTGGGCGACGACCTGGCTGCATTCGGCGTCGATGGCCTGGGCCAGTTCCAGAAGGTGGGCGAGGGCTACCTCGAGACTCTGTCCCGCGTGGCGACCAATTACCAGGCCGTCACGGTGGTCACGGATTCGCTTGGCATGACGTTCAACGCCGTCGGCTTGGCGTCGGTCGGCGCACGCGAGCGCCTGGTCGACCTGGCCGGAGGCCTGGACGAATTCACGTCCAATGCTGACCAGTTCCTTGCTGACTTCTACACCGACAAGGAGCGGGCCGATTCCCTGCGCGCACGCATCACACCGACGCTCGACCAGTACGGAATTCAGACCGGCGCCGAGGATTCGCTGAAGCAGTTCCGCAGCGTGGTCACGGGGCTGGACCTGACGACGGAAGCTGGCGCGCGGGCGAACGCGGCACTGATGCAGATCGGACCGGCGTTCAAGCAGATCGCCGACGTCGACGCAGCAAAGTTCGAAGAGCGCGCGGAGCTGCAGAGTGAGCTGGACGAGCTGGTGATGTCGTCGGCCCAGCTGCTGGCCAAACAACGTGATGCGCTCGATGAGAGCAATCGCTCGCTGTTCGACCAGATCCAGGGGGTGAAGGCCAAGCAAGCGGCCGATGAAGCCGCGAAGGAAGCGGCCACCAAGGCGATGCAGGCAATCAAGGATTCCGCCGCGTCGTTGATGTCGGGAGTGGATGGCGCGTTCGGGGTGTTGCAGAAGGTAGTCGATCGCCAGAAGAAGGCACTGCAGGACGAGATCGGCGTGCGCACGGCCTCGATTCAGAAAATCGAATCGCTGTCGCAGGCGCTGCGCGGCTCGCTGGATAGCATGTCGGTATCCGGGTTCGAAGTGCAGGACCGCCAGGCGGCGCAGGCGCAGATTCAAACTGCCCTGGCCATCGCGAAAGCGAGCGGCGTGCTGCCAAGCACGGACGACCTGAAAAGCGCGCTGTCGGTGCTGGGCCAGGATTCGTCGGGCCAGTTCGCCACCCAGGCGGACTACCTGCGCGACTTCTACGCAACCCGGGTCGGGAT